GCCTGCTGGTCTTTACTCAAAGCCCCTGCGTTTTGGAACGCGGTTACTTGTTTGCTATACGCCCCACTTCTGACTAACTCTAAATATTCAGTAATCCCCATTACGGTAATATCCCCGCTCCTGCGGATGCTAGGCAAAAAGTTTATTTGCATAACTCTAAAGCTTTAAAAATTTGGTATGCTACTTGGGGAACAATCGCGTTACCATAAGCCTTTATACTTTCGTTTCTCCACTTTGGAAAGGTAATTCCGTCCAGTTCGCCGGAAATCCCATCATCTCCGCCACAAATCGGGGATTCAGTTGGGAAATTTCCCCAGTAGCTAGGCGAACTCTTTTTGTCATTGAGTCCTGATTCTCCATGCCGGTTATCTTGTCTCCTTCCTGAGCTTGTGGCGTAGGTAATAACCCCTGCTGTATTAATACATGTAGGTTTGGTGATGGTATCTTCTTTCCAACTTGTTCCATTTTCTTTTTTCTCGCTTCCCATGTTTCCAAACTTTCCATTATTGTTACTGCTCTGGGTGTAGGCAACATTCCCAGTTTCAATAGATCTGACAATTCCTTTGTCGTTCTCTTTTGTATACCGGCTATACTGCGACCGGCTTTCATGTCGTGACTCATCGGCGTAGGCAACAAACCAGATTCGCTCTCTACGATGTGGGGCGTTGACCGCGCACGCAGGTATAATAACGGGCGCGACTTGATACCCATAACTTTCCAACTCAGCGCACACCTCCTCGAATACCAGCCCTCCATTCCAATTAGTGAGGCCGCGAACGTTTTCGCCCACAACGTAACGCGGGGAAACCTCTCGTATTGCTCTAAGCATCTCAGGCCATAAGTGGCGCTCATCTTCTTTGCCTTTACGCTTTCCGGCGCTTGAGTAGGGTTGGCAAGGGAATCCCCCGGTAAGAATATCAATTTTGTTTGCATATTTTGTAAAGTCTGTTTTAGTTATATCTGTAAAACTTTCGGCGTTGGGCCAGTAGTGGTGTAATACTTTTTGACCGAACTTGTTCCATTCGCAATGAAATTTATTCTCCCATCCCATCCACTCCGCGGCAAGGTCAAAGCCACCTATTCCGCTAAATAAGCTGCCGTGTGTCATTTGCATATCGTAATAGGTAATAAATTTTCCGTAAGCGTGCAGAAAACTTTGCCCGTTAATTGAGCATCCCTAATATACACCCCGTTCTCATCGGTTAAATAAATGGCCTTAATCAGGATTCCATTAGGCGTTAGTTCCACATGGCCGATTCTCGCATGGGTTGGTTGGTTGTTTTGATTTTCGTGTGGTGTCATCTTTTAAGTTGATTTTTAATTGGTTTATTAATTTGTGGAACTCTTCGGGGCTCGTTCCGTTAGCCCGTGAAATTTTAAATAGGGGTACAAACTTAGTCTTTTTTTGGATTGCAAAGTAGTAGACGCCTAGCCGTGGGATTATGGCGTAGTTACTCAAAATAGTTTAGTTTGCATTTTATACTCGTTAAACCGTTTGCAACTTGCGTTAAAATAATCCGTGTCTAGTTCAAAGCCAGTAAATTCAAAGCCTTCCATATCGGCTGCGATACGGCTTGAGCCACTGCCTAAATGAGTGTCAAGTATCTTGTCCCCTGATTTTGCATAATTCTGCAATAACCAACGATAAAGTGCAACGGGTTTCTGAGTGGGGTGAATTCGGTTTTCCGGGCTTTGTTTTCTAAATCCATCCCAAGTCCATTTGAATTTTCTTACTGAAGTCTTGAAAGAACATAAGGCCAATTCACCATCTGCAAAATCCGCAAATCCATCTTTATCCCAAAATAACCAACAAGGGCTATTGGCATTTGGTATGTTTTCAATAAAATGATTTGCGCCCCAAATTATTTGATTTTGTGATACTCTTTGTAATTCTATAAAATATTCTTTACTGGCTGGTTGCAAATCCCAATCACCTGATTTATATTTTGAGCATCCCCTACTTGCCATTCTTTTTTCATTCGCCTCCCCAATCCCATACGGAGGGTCAACAATAGCCAACTCAAAATAATTATCTGGATAGGCTTTCATAGCCTCTACGCAGTCGGTGTTAAATACTTCGCTTTTCATTTTTCCCTTAATTTAACCGTAAAATTTGCCACTGGTGCGCCCTCTGCAAAATCCCTTTCTTTGCGCCATCGGTAGCCATCTGTATAACCTTTTGACCGCCAGAACCTCTGAAGCTCTGAGTAGTTGGCAAAGTAAAGCACGCGCTCAATAAACGCCTGTTTATACTTTTTAACCCTTTGCAGCTCGAATAGGTCCGCAGAGTTTTGGGCTATGTCGTAAATCTTGCGCCCCTCCAGTTTGCCAAGTTGTTTATACTGCATTAATTTCAGCTCAGCCAAAACCTCCGCCTCAGTCTTTGGATTGGGTGCAAATTCCGCCCCACAATTAGCACAAATTCGAGCTGAAGCGTAAGCTACAAACCCGCACGCTGGGCAGTCCTTAACAGGTGCCACGCCTTCGCCTTTCTTTTTAGGATTCAAAAACAAGTTAGCCCAATCGCGAGGCTCCTGCCAAAATCCTAAGCGGGTTACATTCTCGCCAAAGTCTAGAATTGTAAAGGCTGACTTGGTTGCGGTCCTGCGCGAAGCTCTGCCCACCATTTGCAGCCAAAGGGCTACCGACTTAGTGGCGCGATTAATTACTACAACCTCAATATCTGGGCAGTCAAAGCCAGTCGTGGCGATTCCGCAGTTAACTAGGATTCCGTCTTTGGATTGAGTAAAGGCGTCAATTAAGGCCGTCCGTTCCTGTCTGCTTTGCTTTGAGTGCACGGCGTAAATTCTACCCTCGCCCAACTCCTTAGCAAATGCCTCGGCCGTGTTGATCGTGGCGCTAATATTAACACAAAATACAATAGCCTTTTTATCCGCCCATTTTTGGCAAAATTCCTGCACTACGCCCTCATAAACCTTTGGGCGATTAAAAGCATCGTCTAGGCTCGCCTCTGTGTACTCGCCTCGGGCCGTTGCTAGCTTAGAAGTGTCGACGGGATGCATTGCGTAAGTTTTTGGAACCGCAAGCCATCCCTGCTCTATCAATGACTCTATCCCAACAGGGCAAACTATTGAGCTATAACTTTCTTTTAGTGGCGGATTGGATACAGGCGTTGCAGTCGCTCCAATTACAAAGCCCTCGAAGCCTTGCAAAACCTTTCGGAAGTTACCAATATGCGCCTCATCCACTACCAGTAAATCGTACTGCCCCAAGTCCAACCCCCGCTTAATTGCGTTATTCAGTGTTTCCACCATCAAAATATCGCAACTATTCAGCCGCCCCGCCTGAGTCAGCAACTCCCTGCGATGGGTTAGGATTGCAACCCGCTTACCCTTTGCTGCTGCCCGCGCTGCTATATCCGAAAATATAACAGTCTTGCCCGCTCCAGTAGGTAGGCAAAGGATCACCCGCTTACTGCCGGAAGCAAACGCCCTCTGCACTTGGGCCACGCTGTCCACTTGGTAAGGCCTAAGCACTTTGCACCTCCATTCCTAAGCCTTCGACCTGCTCAGTAATACAAAGCAACTCTTTAGCGGTGTTGTAAATGCGCCTTTCCTCGCGCCTATACTCTAGTGAATTACTAAACTGCTTAAAGCTATTAATCGCGGTGCTGTGATCGCGGTGAAGCCTTCGCCCTATTTCGGCATAGTGCAGGGCGTAATCGTGGCGAAGTAAGTATACAACCAAATGGCGGGCCGTCATAATATCGCCGCGCCTCATTTTGCTGAGCACCTCCGCGGGCGTTACATTGCAAACCATACAGGCCACCTGAAGCACTTTCTCAAATTGCCCCATCTTTGAAGTAAACTTAATTTTCGGAGCCAGTATTTCCTTTTTTAAGCTGGCTATTTCCTTCTCATACTTTGCAACGGTGTAAGCCAGTTTGTTCTCAAGCTCCCGCACTCTTTTCGATTTCCTCGAGTATTCCAGTATATAATCCATCAAATTTAGTAGTTAGTGTGGTTAAAATTTTATCCCTGCTGCGGGTATCGTTCTCGTGAAACCGTATCCGTTCCAATATCTCGACTGAAATTAAAGACCGTTTGTATCGTTCCTTTTCCTCTGGGCTCAGTAGCGCCCAAATTAATGCTGTAATGCTTTTTTCTTTTTCCATATAAATAGTGTGCTGTTTTGTCTGTGATGTTTAAACGCTCACCGATGGAGCGCCAAGTAAGGCCGAAGTCATCCCGCAGGATTGCAACGGCCCAAATTAGGTTATAGTTGCTCATAATATTTAAGGCCTCTTTCGTCGCCTCCCTTATCAATGTGCTCGATTGTCATAATTATAGCGCCTTGGCCGTCGTGCCATCCGTTGGAGTAGGCTTGTATTATCTCCTCCTTCTCCATTTCTTTGGCTTGTTGTTTAATGATCTCCCAAAGTTCAGGTCTCAAATCTGCACAAGCACACTTTTCAATTAACCACTCCACTGCCGTTTGTTGTTTATTATTTGTCATTGCTCACCTCCTCCGTAGGTTTGTTCGTAGTATTCTTCTCCCGTTTTATTTTCAAAAAAACTAAATAATGTCATATTATTTATATGGGTTAAAATTGTCATTACGGTACTTAGAATAGGCTAATACTGATAACCAAATGAGACCTAGGATTAATATTGTAGCTAATGTTTTCATAGTTATCCGTATGTTTCGTTGTAGTATTGTTCACCAGTTAATGGTAGTGTACTTTCAGGATAATCAATTCCATGAACTGTTCCTTTGTTGTATGCAGTTTCAATTCTTTCCTTCTCCATTTCTTTGGCTTTGTTATATCCAGTTATAAAAGCATTTCTTTCTGAATTACTAAATGGATAAAGTTTCATCGCCAATTCTGCAACATCCACCGCCGTTTGTTGTTTATTGTTGCTCATTTCCCCGCCTCCCTCTTCTTTGCCCTTTCCTTAGCCTTTCTAAGCCTTGCCTGTTCTCTCCGTACCGCTTCCCTTCCCTCCAGTGCAAAAAGTTTCTGTAACGCGCTCGCTAGGTCATTCTCAGCAATTAAACAACGACGCTGCAACTCCTCGCCCCTGCCTTCCCAAGTCTTTGCTTTGTCAAGCGATCCCAATAACTCCGAGCGCGACGACATTAATTTAATTTCGTAATCTGTAATTAGATTTGATTTCTTGCGTAATTCTCTGCTCAATCCTCGCACCTGAGCGCGGGAAGCATTCAACGCCAATGCAAGCGCAACGGCTGCAATAGTGGCTAGTGTGGTGTAAAGTATCATTTTTGTTTAGTTTTTCTTTGGGTTAGCATCTGAGTGTACTCATCAAAATGCGGTATAAATTCATCGCGTTCAAACTCATAAGGCCGAGCCTCTGGTAAACGATTTAAATCGCGTTTGTACTGCTTGAATTTCCAAGCGATAAAGCTGACTGCAACGGCTAACGGTGTTGCTAGAATAAGGTAGATTGCATCCATAGTGTGGTTATTTTTTGGTTATTGTGTGTGCAAATCTAATCAAGTTTTACACAAAACAAAATAAATTTTAAAATATTTTTAAAAAAAAGCCCCGAGCCGAAACCCGAGGCAAACTAAAAAATTAGCACCACACTAATAAGGTGCAAAATTATTACAGCGTATCCAGTACCTCGTTAATACGGCGCAGAGTTGTTAACGTCTTGGGTTCCTTTTTTGCCCAATGGCTTAGCACCCCTCTATTTATCCCTGCCATGTCGCAAACTTTCGTAAGACTGACACCTTTACTAACCGCTCGCAGTTTTAACTCCATTACAATATTTCTATTCATTTGCTACAAATTTACAAATAATGTGTTAAATTTGCAAGGTATGACTTACCACACTAATACAAGCCGCATATCTAAAAGCGGCCTCGACCTAATTAACCGCGCTCCAGCTCATTACTTTGAGCGCTACCTAAACCCAAACGCAACCCCGCAAAAAGAAACGCCCGCCTTAGTCATTGGGTCGGCAGTCCATTGCGCGGTACTGGAGCCAGAAGAGTTTGGCAAACGCTACGCCGTTGGGCCACGCGTTGACCGCCGAACTTCCAAGGGGAAGGCCGAATGGGAAGAGTTCTTAACCCAATCCTCAGGGCTTACTTGCCTCGACTCCGAAACCGCAACCCTATGCGAGCGCATAATGGAAGCCGTCCGTAAATTTCCTGCTGCAAAGTATCTTTTAAAAGAAGGGCAGGCAGAGAAAGTAATCGAGTGGACCGATGAAGCTATCGAAGTGGATTGCAAAGCACGCCCCGACTGGCTTACTCCAGACAATATAATAGTTGACCTAAAAACTACTGAGGATGCAAGCCCGCGCGGGTTCGCCCAATCTGTTAGAAAATACAGGTACGATGTGCAGGCCGCGTTTTATTCTGACGGCCTCGAGCAAGCCACTGGCAAAGAGTGTGAAGGCTTTTTCTTTATAGCCGTTGAGAAATCCCCGCCTTTCCTGTGCGCTGTTTACTTCTTAGGCGCCGACGACTTGCTAGAGGCTCGGCAGAAATACCAAAAAAATTTGCTCACTTATAGACTGTGCAAAGAGTCTGGCATTTGGTCGGGCTATTCTGAAATCGTTACTAAATTAGAAATATGGAAACCGTAAGCCCAAAAGAGAAAGCAAAAGAACTGGTAGATAAGTTTGACGGAGTTGGATTGCAAATGCGAAACGAAGCCATTGCTTGCGCATTTATTGCAGTTGATGAAATATGCGAGGCAATTAATTGGCACGAGTTCGAAGTCCCAAACGAGGAGTTTAATTATTGGAACCGAGTTAAATTAGAAATACAAAGATTATGACCACAGAAATAAACACAACCGAATTAACAACTATTGAGCAGCCTACCAACAACGGCCCAATCTTCGCCCCTGCTCAGTTTGAACACGCGCAAAGGATTGCCAAAGTCCTAAGCTCTAGCGACCTTGTACCAACCCAGTATAAAAACAACGTAGCAAATACGCTCGTTGCTCTAGAAATGGCAAACAGGATGGGCGCCAGTCCGCTTATGGTGATGCAAAATTTACACATAATCCACGGCCGCCCATCTTGGGGCTCCAGTTTTATTATTGCAAGCCTTAACTCTTGCGGCCGCTTCACTACTCTCCGCTTTGTAGGGGACGCTAACAAGTGCAAAGCAGTAGCGACAGACAAAGCAACGGGCGAAGTGTTAGAAGGCCCCACAGTAAGCCTAGAAATGGCAAAGTCAGAGGGTTGGCTAGACAAAGCAGGGAGTAAATGGAAAACTATGCCCGAGCTTATGCTAAAATACAGGGCCGCTGCTTTCTTTGGCAGGCTTTACGCCCCCGAGGTATTAATGGGCATGCAAACGAGCGAGGAAGTAATAGACATAACGCCTATGCAACCCGCTAGCGTGGATGCTATAAACGCTAAGATTAATCCAAAAGGTTAACCAAGTCCTTAGACTCTATCAAAGTATAACTAAAGCGGTTGCCATGCAAGGCGGCCGCTTTTTTTGCTAATAGCATAAACTCGTTAAAATCAGCAACTCGTTTAAAGACTTGGCAGCCGTGGCTCCAGTCATCCACTCGGGCAGAATCAACGCCAGCCTTATGTATATTAATACCAAAAACGCCTGTTTCTGTTTTATCTGTTTGATAAATTCCATCCTTTGTAAAATCGCGGTATACTGTTACAGGTGCAACTTGGCGCAATGCCTCATACTTACCTTGGTGCAAGCCGATGGCGTGGCTACCTCTGTACTGGTTACAAACTAGGCGCGCAGTGCCTCCGCCGTTATCAGTTGTAATTGGGTACTCTTTGATCACCCAAGCCCCGGCAACTTGGTAAGCAACTACAAGCTTATCGTCGAAAGCGTTAGTAACTTTTGAGCCAGTGGAACTGTTGCGGATCCCGATAATATTTAAATTGTATTCGCCGCCCTCAAAGAAAGCGTATTTCTTAGCGGCCATCGTGGCCTTTAGTGTTTGTATGTTCATAGTATAGCAAAAATAATACTTAGCAATGAAATGCCAAGCGTTAAGCGTTTCCACTTACTGACCTGTTTGTCTGTGGCCTGTATGCGATCTAAAAGCTTAGCCTCAATCTTGCCCTGCTGTGCAATCACTGCGCTATCCACCTTGCGAAACTCCCTGCACAGTGCAAGATTTTCCCGGGCTTCTGCTCCTTTAATTAAATACAGATTACTTGCCGCAACTATCGAGCTGTCGGTGCATTGCGATAAGGCGCTTTGTGGCAGCGCAAGAAGTATCGCCATTAAGAGTAAGGTAAAGCGTGTCATATTTTTGGTTTATTATGGTCTGCGTATCGTGCAGGGCTACATACTTTAGCCGAATCTGCCTGAGCGTGTCGTGCAATAGTACAACCTCCTTATCTATCTGAACGATTTTAACGGGGCTCTCAGGCACTTTCGTAATAGTGTATAGGCAAACTGCTAACACAATTAAACAGACAGCCCAAAAGCCCCCGTTTTTCATTCCTCGTTTTTCTTTCCGCTAAACTTATCTACGCTTGTAAAGCCCAGCGTCAAAATAGTAACCCATTCAACTGCCGCCACTAATTCCGCACTCGGTGCAATGTCCTGCGGGCTCATTGAGTTATGTGCCATCGTGCCAAACAAAACAAACGCGCCGATAATTCCGACGAACCGCTTACTACTTAGTTGGCCGTTGTCTCCTTTGAATATTTCCATTAATTTTTTCATCTGCCTTGTCCTCTGTATTTTTTTGCGGGGCGGTTGTTCTTAGAGTGCACGCCCTTATTTTTACGCTTTGGCTTCACTCTAAACGCCGCTGTGTTGGATGCCTTAACCTTTGCCATTATTTAATTCCGTTAAGCCTAAGCATATTGTTAATACTGATTGTATCCATTTCAGCCATCGCAGTATCGACGCCCAGAAACATCATTGTAACGGCATACTTTTCAACCTTTGCCTGGGCCTTTAATGCCTGAGCCTTTGCTGCTACAACCGCCTCCTTTAATTCTGCTTTCTCTTCAACCTTAGCTGCAACTAATTCCGCGCTCATTGTCTGCGCCAACTTGGTAGCCTGCCCTGCTGTTTCTAAATTAGCTTCCACCTTCTTAAGCATCGCCTCGACTTCATCATAAGGCGGTTGCTGTACTGCCTGAATCGGTATGCAAATCCAACCTAAGAAAAGCACGGTTAAGAAAATTAAAGCAAAGTTTCTCATAGCTTATTCATTGTATTCATGATTCGTATTTCCGTGATCGCGGCAGCCAGTGCACTGTCGGATTTCTTTAACGCATAACTGAGGCGATCTATTTTAATATCTAGCGCATCAATCTTCTGGTTGCTTTTTTCAATTTGCTCTTTGTAGCCCGACCTAAGGTCAACGTACAAATAGCTAACAGCCAACAGCATGCAAAAAGCCACGGCAGCAACTGGGTTTTTACGAAATTGGTCAAAGCTAACAGGGATTGGCGAGGGGGTTTTCTTTATGGCGGTCATGATACTGGTGGGAATGGTGGGGTTACAACTTCAAACTCTGTTGGTGTTCCAAGAATTGGGATAAGTGATTCATCAAAAACAATGTACCAAAATTGCGGTGTGTTCACTTCTGCAAACTGATAGTCAACCCAATTCTGCGTTACATCATCAGGTGCAACGGGTATGCCGAAGTAAGCATCGCACAACTCCCTTGCGTTGATTGCTTCCTGCTCTGTTAAATATTGGTAGCCGTTAATAGATTGCATAATATGTGTTTATGTTTGTTGAAATGCCCGTTTTATTTGTGGATTGGTCACTATTGTAAACAATAATTTCATAAATATTGCCTGTGTAATATCTTGAGGTTAGGTCGGAATTGGTTGCTATAGAATAAGTTGTTGCAAAGCCTGTTGTTCTTGGCGTGTACGTATCAGTTCCTATCGATGAATTATTTTTATACAATTCCGCACTACCATTATTCGCTATTGCAAATAATAATTCAGATGTATTTGTTTTGGCATATGCAACGCTAATAGATTGTTCCGTTAAATCTAAATTTGCAAAACCAAAACTTGTTCCGTTAGAACCTTCTCTCCTTTTACTTATACCATACCCAGTGGCTAAGGCAAGATAAGAATCTGCGTTACTTGAAAATATAGATTTATGTAAACTGCCAGATGCTTGTTGAGTTCCATTTTCGTTAGCCGTAATTAAAGACACTCTTTCGGTCAATGTTATTGAAGATATACTTAACAAATCATTGGTTCCATCAAATAATATTGCATTTTTTGATTGATATGTATTTACAACACCAGCACTAACTATTTGAGGTTGTTGTATTGCAGTTGTTTGCGTTGAGTTTCTACCGTTCCCACTTTGGTCATACCAAGTTGTAACAAATCCATTTGTGCCACTGCAAAAAGAACTCAGTGATGTTGTGTCTAATGCAAATGTAGAACTAAACCCAATATCCGTTTCTGTATTATCGCTTGACCTACGAACACGAATAGCACTACCTGTGTATGCACTTCGCAGTTTACGCAATGAATACGCAGCCGCAGCACTTGTATAAGTGTCCAACAAAAACGCATAGGATTGAATTTGCGAAGCAATAACTCCGTGTGTTGAAAGTATCATAATTTTTTATGCGATGTCGCCAAAGAGATACCACTCATTCGTATCAATCTTAATCAAAGTTGCACCGCTATACTGAGCGTTCAATTTCAACTTTGCTCCGTTGCTTCGGATGGTTACGCCACTCGTTGCAACGATGGTCGTTTGACCTGCTCCGTATTGTGCCAAAAGGATTTGAGTGCCTGTGCTGAATGCTACTGAACTATTCAAAGGGACTGTCAAGTTGTTTGCACTTGCATTGTTTATCTCAACCAACTTATCGGCATCACCTAACACTAAGGTATACGATGCCGTTTGTCGGTTGGTTACAATCAGTTTGTTTGTCTTGGCATCTAAGGCAGTTTGTGTGGCAGTAGAAACGGGTTTATTTGCATCTGAAGTATTGTCGACATTGCCCAAACCGACATCACCTTTTGCCAAATCAATGTTTCCACTACCAAGCAAAGATTGTCCTTCAATCGTCTTGATGTTGGTTGCAGATACCAAAGTATCTTGCTTACCTGTGAACTGTGTTTGGATATTGTCCGTCAAGCCATTTAAATAATCAAACTCAGCATTGCTGATTAATCCCGTGCTAATTTTTGCAGCATCTATACCAGTGGGCAAATCACCTGCTGCCAAATCCGCTCCTGCAGTTACCAAACCTTT